TTGCAGGACAGTCATCATCTGCAAGCGACACAACACTGCCAGAGGGGGCCGTAGAAGCCGTTGCAGTCGATCTACCAGAACCAGCCAGCAAGTCACCTAACATGTCTGGTGGTGGCTCTACGGGCGGCACATCAAGCGTAGGAAGCCGTGCATCGCTAGGCACAATGGGTATGGCAACGCAAGATGACTACGAACCAGAAAGCAACTTCGAAAGCAATTGCACAACCGATCTAATCGAATATCTGAAAAGCACAGAAAAATTTAGCGCCAAAGCATACGAAGATGTTAGTCAATGGTCTATCGGATATGGTATTAAAACGAATAATAGAAACGAAGTCATTGATGAAGCAGAAGCATCAAGACGTCTGGTATCACGCGTCAACGCAGATAGAAGTGTCGTGATCGCATACGGTAAAAGCTATGGATATATTTGGACAGATTGCCAAATAGATGCACTAACATCATTCGTCTATAACCTTGGAACAGGATCACTAAGCCAAGTCACAAACGCAGGAACCAGATCAAATTCCGAAATCGCATACGCTATGACACAATACAATAAATCAGGGGGCCAAGTATTGGCAGGTCTGGTAACAAGACGCAACTTCGAATCCGAATGGTTTAGCGCAGGAACATCATCATCTAATACAGGGACACAAGTCTAATGGCCGAAAATAATTACTGCAAAGGTTCATACCTTCCATATATCGAAAGTAATACTTCTAACAAAAACCTGCTGGCAAACTCCGTGTTCGCTGATGAATTTGCTGATATCATAACAAACTTCGAAAGCACTATATCTACAGTAGGAGCGTCAACCATAACAACAGTTGACCCAATATATAATACCGCAGCCGTAGCACTCAATGACCTTATCGTCAATAACTATGGTGCAATCGAAACATCATATCCAAATATCATAACAAGAATAACACTGGCACCATTCATAACGCCAGTGGAAATTGATACGTTCACAACTGACTATTACTATGACCCAACGGTTTTTATTGACATTGCAAGAACACCAGTGACCACTACGAACAACCAAACCCTTCTTACAAAATTAGACTACTTTTTCTCTACAGAGACAGTAAGCGTCAAAACAATGGGCGCATTTTGTGCGTTAGTGCCAAGTATCTTCGCAGGTATACAGGAATTCAGCAACTTTTTCAATAACATCACAGCTTTGACCGGAAAAATAGACGATTTTATAGGGGGTATTGGAGATACAAGCACAAAAGCCCTGATGGAAACGCTAAAAAAACAAGTCGTTAATGTGATAGACGGAATCGTAGAGGAAATAAAGGCGAAGATGGAACGGTTCGGATTTGGTTTTGTGGACGGAAATCTGACATTTTCGAACCAAAGAATCATGTCAAAAATCCACGATATGAAATCCAAAATCGAAAGCTTTTTTTCAGAGGAAAATATTCAACATATCAAAGACCAAATTTCAGCTTTGATCGCTTTTTCTTTAAGTATGTTCGAAAATCCGAGCATTGAAGAAATCCAATATTTAATCTATCGCTTCTGTGCATTGATAGGTATCGTTGAAGGATTCATGACAGGAATGACCGCGCCACTAGACAAAACTGTCGGCGCATATTCCACAACAAAGCAACTGTTGATAACTAGATCAAGTATGAATACCGCACGTGCACAATCGGCAGGCGCATTAAGATATGCACCAATATCCACAGGATCGAAAAGCTATGTGATGCGTGAGGAAGCAACAGCCCGCGTCCAGAGTTCGGGACGATACACGCCATTAAAGGCGACTGACTATGAAGGTATCATTGGATGGAATGATGGCAACGGCGTAGCGGGTAAGGTTATCTTTCCAGCTAAGTTGGGTGGTATGGGGCGTGAAGGATGGGAAGGTGCATCTACGGAAGTCAAGGCATATTTTTGTCGTGGTCAGGCAGAGTTCGGTAGAGAGTTAAGAGTGAACAGTGCGTATCGTTCTAAGAAGTATAACGAGTCTGTTGGTGGTGCGCAGTATAGTATGCACATGTCTGGTGAAGCTATTGATTCATCATTTGACGGGATACAGGGTTCATCGTTGCGCATGGAATATTTGGAGATAATGTATAACGCGGGTATGGAATGGTTCAAGTGGTATCCTAATCAGAACTTCATTCACTTAGACAACAAGCGCCGTGGTAGTGATTCGGATTTGTCAAGGTTGTTTGGCGTCCGCAAAGAAATAACTGGACCTGTGATTAATTTGCCACAGTCTACGAACAACGCACAATAATAAGGGAAAGGTTCTATTATGTCAATACTAAAGATCACGCCACTAACGAAGCGCATATCATTATATGCGGATTTTGCGAAAGATATGCGTATCAATCCGGTGTCTAACGACGTCGGGTTATTGATAGATGAAGCATCTATAAAGGAATCGTTGTCTAACTTGTTGATGACGGATCGTGGGGAGCGTTTGTTTCAGCCCACGTTAGGTTCTGACATTCGGTCAACATTATTTGAAAATAACACGCCTGCAACGTTAAGAATTTTGAAGGAACAGGTTAAACAGACTATAAATAGTAATGAGCCTAGAATCACTTTGATTGATGTAGAGGTCACTTCATCTTACGATGAAAACACTATTGAAGTCAAGATATTATTTTACCTGCGTAACCGTGAGAAGGCAATTTCGGTTTCGGTATTTTTAGAGAGAGCAAGATAACAAATGTCAGATACACCAATTTCAGAACTGGATTTTTTTGCTGTCAAGGATCAGCTTAAAACTTTTTTGTCGAGTCAAGAACGTTTTAAGGATTATGATTTTGAAGGATCGAACATGTCGGTCCTACTTGACATTATGGCATACAACACTTACCATAACAACTTTTATACGAACATGGCCGTATCGGAAATGTTTTTGGATTCATCGCGCCTAGATAATTCCATATCATCCCATGCGAAAGCGTTGAACTACTTGCCTAAGTCTATGCGTTCATCTAGTGCTGGATTGGCATTTCGTTTGTCGGTTTCTGACACACCAGCTTTTATCACCATTCCAGAAAAGACAAAGTTTCTTGCACGTGGTGTCAACAATGAAACATATTCATTTTACAATAGACGCAGTGCGACCATCACTCCGGTTGATGGCGTTTATAAGATATCTTGTCTAGACGTTTATGAAGGCACATACGTAGAGGAACTATTCACATCTACTGGCAGCAAAAAACAAATCATCACCATGACCAATGAAAACATTGACATTGGTTCATTGCGCGTGTTTGTATCTGACGTTGATCGTATCAAAGAAGTTGAATATATCTTTAAAGAGAACATCTTTGGCGTGTCCAATACTGATAAGGTTTTCTACCTACAGCAAGCACAAAATAAAAAATATGCATTGACATTTGGTCAAGGTGTGTTTGGTGCGCAACCAATAAAGAACCAAGTCATTCGCGTCACCTATCAGAAAACCGCAGGGGCAGATGCTAACGGTATGACAGGATTTTCCGCGCCCAATAAGATTGACGGTTATACAGTCGGAACCATTTCTATTGTCAGCCCATCTAATGGCGGTTCGGATCGTGAGAGTGCAGACTCCATCAAGTTCAATGCGCCTAAGTCTATTCAGGTTCAAGAACGTGCCGTGACAGAAAGCGACTATCGCAATTTGCTATTGACAAACTTTCCAGAGATTGAAGCCGTGTCTATCATCGGTGGTGAAAAACTATCGCCGCCACGTTATGGTAAAGTCGCCGTGATCGTGGACGTGTTTGGTTCGGACGGTATTTCTACAAACACAAAAGAGAAAATTAAAAATTATCTTGAAAAGAAAACGCCACTTGGTATTGAGGCAGTTGTCCTATCGCCAAACTTTATGTATGTCGAACTTAACACAGTCGTTACCTATGATGCAACCACATCGAAGAAGAATGATGCAGATATTCGTAAAGCGTCTAAGGCAGCAATCATTCAGTATGCAGCCGACAACCTAAACGATTTTGGTAAGACCGTTCGCTTTTCTAAATTGACAAATGCGATTGACGCGTCTGATAGCAATATCGTTTCGAACAATACGCGCATCCGTGCCGTGGTTGACCTTGTGCCTAGCACATCTAAGACAAACGATTTTGTTGTCCGGTTCGGCAATGAAGTTGTTCCTATTGCCGATTATGCTCTACGCGCATTGCAGTCTCAAGTTCCAAACCATCCGGTCATTCCTATACTGGCATCCGAAAGATCAGACAGATTGCCAACCATAGCATCTAGCCCATTCACATACAATGGCCGTAATGTTTATTTGCGTGACAATGGCTTTGGTGTTTTGCAGGTCATCCGTAACACAGACATAAGCGACTCCATTGTATTACGCGACGTAGGAACTGTCAACTACACAACAGGCACAGTCGTTATTAAAAAGTTGCAAGTTGACGCTACATCATCTGGTATCTTGAAGCTATATGCTACGATCAAGAATAGCGATATCGCCGTGCCTAAAGACCACATCGTAACAATCCGTGAAGAAGATATCACGATAACAGTAAAGAACACAACCGAATGAAAAATACTGCGCATATCGAAAAGATCATTGAAAACCAATTCCCTAATGTATATCTTGAAGAAGGTATGCCTATGGTGGAATTTGTCAAGGCATATTATGCCTACATGGAAGAAAACCATTCAGAGAATAAAGAAATCTTGGATGATATCGACATTGACGAAACCGTAGAGGATTTTGTTCAAAATTTCAAGAACACATACCTGAAAGACTTCCCTTTCATCACAGCAACCGATACGCGCTTCATGATCAAACACATCATGGATTACTACCGTTCAAAGGGAACGATTGAATCTACGCAGCTTCTATTGCGTATGCTTTTCAATGAAGAATCTGACGTATACGTTCCAAGCCAAGATATCTTTAAAGCGTCTGACTCGCAATGGTATACTCCAACTTATATTGAGGTAGAGCGCAATGCCCGTTCGGTCACTTTCCTGAATAAGCAAATCATGGGTTCCCGATCAAAGGCAAAAGCAATCGTAGAGGGTGTCGTCACCAAGCGTGTCAATGGCCGCTATATCGACGTCATCTATTTGTCATCCATCAAAGGCACATTTGTCTATGGTGAAAAGGTCAGTGATGATGGTGTCCTATCCGGTGCACCTACAACTGTCGGTTCTTTGACGTCCATCAAAATTGAAAATGGTGGTCGTAATAACGTGGTGGGCGACATTCTAGATGTTGTCGGTGCTGGTGTCAATGGTAAAGTTCGCGTTTCAGAAGTAGAAGATGCGACCGGACGGGTGGACTTCAATCTAGTCGCGGGCGGTTCGGGCTACACAACTACACCAACTACTGACATTTATATTTCAGATGGCGTTCTTAATCTTGACAATTCCGATATGGCTTTCATCCCATTCGAAACCGTATCCCAAAAAATGGAAACACTTGATCTGATATCAGCCAACGGCATCGCAGCAAGTGCGACGTCTGGCAACTATATGGTCGGTGTCAATGCTCAAGGGGCGCAAGTCGCTAACGGCACTATTCTGCAATCATCACAATTCCTATCGGGTTCCACGACCACTATACTACAGACCTCACTATTAATCAATAGCGGAACGTTCGATAGACAAGAAAAAATTAACTTGACAACTAACGCAACTTTCCTTGTAGGCGAAACCCTAGAGGAACAAAGCGAAGTCACATTGCAACTAACTGACGTGGTCGGAACAATTGCTGTCGGACGCCGTATCGAACAAGTTAAAAGCGTTGACTTTGGTGCACTCACTGCAACCATTACTTTGTCATCCACATCAACCCCTTATACCCTACGTGAAACTGTTGTGCAATACAATGCCAACAATGATGTTTCTGTGTCCGGTGAAATCATCGCCAAATCTGGAAACACTATCAAAATTCGCGGTATCAATAAGGCGGCAGGACCCGGCAGCTTCCTAACTGGCAAGGCTCTGAAAGGTCTTAGTTCACAAGCTAACGTAAACGTGACTGCCGTTGCAATCGCAGCGTCTACCGAACTATACACAAACTTTGCATTTGGCACCGTGTCCAGTGTATCAGGGAACACAATAACAATCAACCCTGCATGGGGAATTTTTACCGCTGGTCTGGCAGTAAAGACATATGCAAACAACACAACAACTGTCGCACAAGCAACCGCCGCTGTTCAAGGGGCAGACGTTACGCAGCAAGGTTCACGTGGTGTCATTTCTACCAAGACTGCAAACTCTGTCACCATCGAAAATATTTTTGGTTCTTTCACAAATGGTAAAAAAGTTAGAGGCGACCGCTCATTCACACAAGCTACAGTTTCATCCGTTCTGAATGAAGGCGCTACCGACGTTTGGCTTAATGGTGTCAACACTGCAAATGGCGTGATCGACTTGATCGCAAATACAACTGCACAAGCGACTGTCATTGGTCAGAACACAACTGCAATCGGTGTCTCTGGAAACACAAGCCCGTTCTTTAGTTTTTCCGATACAACCATTGAACAATCACTTACTGAAATTTCAAACATGACGGCGACGGTCGGCAATATAGCTACTTTCACAACAACTGTCAACCCCAATAGTTTCGTTATAGGAAATACTGTTCTATTGGATATCTCATTTTTCCAAGGCGGCGAAGTGAAATATTTGAGCGGCATCTATGCAGTGACCGCTAGAACAGCAAGCACATTCTCTGTCGCAGTAAGTGCCGCAGATGGTGCTACTATCCGCGCAGGAAGTTTCAATATTTCAACATCCTCTGCACTCAAGACTGTTCCGGTTCCTGTCAAGACAGATCGCGTCCAACTGATATCGCCACCAAGAAATGCAAACGGTTCGATCATTGATTTGGCAACTCCGGTCATTTCTATCTCTACTGGTTCCGGCGCAAGTTTTGAAATCGGTTCCCTTGAAAATGAAGAAACTGTTTTTCTTGCAACTGATATCATCGGCGCAAATAATGCTATCGGTGTCCCATACCTTGGCGTCCGTATTGATGGTGCTAATTCAGGTATCGGATTTGTCAATAGCATGATCGTAAATACCGCAGGAACAGGATATAGCAATGGCGAAATCGTTGCGTTCATTGGCGGTGGATTTGCATCCGGTTCTCCATTGAAAGCGGCTCAAGGCGTTCTTGCTACTAACGGTTCGGGCGCTATCGTGGACGTCACTATCATTGATCACGGCCAAGGCTATTGGGGTGAACCAACATACAACATTAGTTCCGGCAACGCAACCGCTAACATGTCAATCGTAATGGATTATGGCTATGGTTTCCCAAAGCTTCCTAACGGCGACAATAACACATTGCTTATGGACCTATGGACAGAAGAACAGTTTACTATCGGTTCCATCACATCACTATCAAGAATAAACCCGGGCGTCAACTACAATACTGACCCATTCGTAAATGTTTATAACAAATACATCGCGGGCTATGGCAGAACTGATTTTACAATCAATCTAAGCTATCTAGACGGGTCTTTCCGTGTCGGTGAAACTATTACGCAAACAATCCCAGGCGATGGGGCAGAGACATATGCAAAAGGATATATCCTATCGGCGACTTCCTCACAGATCGTTGTCCGTAGAACATCATTCAATACAGGCTTCAATGAAGCATACAATATCGTAGGATCAAAAAGCGGTGCAATCGGTTACATCGAATCCGTTACTGCCCTTCTGGATTCAAACGTTATGGGTGACAACGCAATCGTGACCGGAACTGTTATTTCTGCAAACGGTATCGCAACCGCAGTAGAAGTTATTGACTCTGGTTTTGGCTACGTCAAAGATGAACCAATTGAACTTGACAATCCTGATTCACCGTTCGTCGTTAGTGGCGTATCTCTTGTCGCATCTAACGGTATTGGAACTGGTTTCTGGAAATCCGAAACTTCACATCTTAACTCGACTAGCCGTATCCATGACAACTACTACTATCAAGAGTTCTCTTATGAAGTCATCGTAGGACGCTCTGTCAATCGTTATCAAAACATCCTGAAAAACGTATTGCACGTTGCAGGTAGTGCGATATTCGGTCGTGTCGAAAAAAGAAATACTGGTAGCCTCGTGTCTAAAGCTTCTACTAGCATTAATATCACCACGACTTGATTATAAATAACACAATACTACCATTCATTACAAGGATAAACAATGGCATTTCTAACTGATGACTTCAAAACACACATGGCAAAGCAATTCGTAGAGTCCTTTGATGAATCGGCGAACACAATCTATTATATGTTCGCCGCTAAAACAAGTGCCTATGAAGATGAAAACGTAATCCCTGACCCTAGTGGTGCTATTACGGCAGGCTATTATGCCCTATTCGAAGATATGATTTTCGCAAAACATATCACGCCTAATGACGTCTCTATGCTTATTCGTAACGTCCCTTGGGAAACTGGTCAGACATACGCAATGTATGATGACAAAGATGAAGAATTGCAAACAAAGAATTTCTTCGTTATCTCTCAAGAGCCAGGTAACATTTATTCAATTTTCAAATGCGTCAATAATAACTCCGTCACTCGTGATGGCGAAACTTATATCCCGCCAACATTTGACCAACCATTGTCAAGTGAAACTTCTGCTACTGACGAATACTATCGCACCGCAGATGGTTATGTTTGGAAGCTGATGACCACATTGACAAGAACGCAATATGAAAAATACGTGACGCAAACACATGCGCCAGTGACTATCAATTTGCCAATCGTAGCCGCAGCAACCGCAGGCGCATTGGATACTATCGTTGTCGAAAGTGGTGGAAGCCGCTATAACTCATACGCATTTGGTTCGGTCAAAGAAGCAGGCGTTGCAGGCGACTTGAAAATCTTTTCATTACAAACCGATACTACTCTTGACATTATGACGTTCGACGTGCAAAATGAGACTGGCACCTTTATCGCAAGTCACTCTTTGGGCGTTCCTAAAAAGGTCTTCTTTGAAAAATCCGATGGAACACAATGGACAGTTTCATCTAACGTGTATGATGTTAAAGCAACAGTATTGCGCGTTCTACTGACAAGCAATTCTCGTTACCCAAACAACATCACTAAAGTTTTCCAAACGTCAAACAACCTTATCGGTGGAACAGTGACTGCTAAAGGCACGATCATTGATATTCGCCGTGACCTTATCCCTGCACTTTCTTCCAATACCGACTTCTATAAAAACAATTCTTTCTATATTAGATCAGGACGCGGCGCGGGTCAAGTAAGAAATATCACAGAATACATCGTTACCGGAAACGAAAGACGTATCCTTATTGATGACAGTTTCACGATCCTACCCGATAACACATCGCGTTTTGAAATTGGCCCACGTGTCATTATCTCTGGCGATGGAACAAGTAGCGATGGAACCGGAAACGCAAAAGCAATCGTTAACCTTGATCCCGCTGGTAATACAGTGTCGTCAATCGAAATGGTTGATACAGGCAGAAACTACACATACGCAGATGTTCTTATTCAGGGCAATACTGGTTTCGTTGACGTCACCACACAAGAACCGATCAATGCTGATAGCGCAGTAGCACGTGCAATTATCCCACCACCCGGCGGGCATGGCGCGGATATCATGTCAGAACTTGGTTCCCATTCAGTTGGCGTCTCTATCAAATTCAATGGGTCAGAAGGCGGGTTGCTTCCTACGCAAAACGATTATAGAACCGTTGGCATTTTGTCAGAACCGCGTCTTGCTAATACCGAATTCACCATTGCGACTAACTCTCTATTCTTTGCAGATGGCGAAACAATTACACAACCTAGCAATGGCGCAACCGCAGAAGTCAGTAATCGTAATGGAACTACCCTACGCGTTCGAAATATACGTGGTTTTTTCGAGTCTGGCAAGGAAATAACTACAGTGCGCACGAATAATAACGTAACTTCCATTATAAATACAATTGATAGACAAGCAGAAATACTAGATCAAAGAACTAAGTTTTCCGTCGTAGTGACAAATACAGGACCGCAAGGAACTGGTTTTATCAGGGATGAATTGGTTACTCAAGAGGTTACAGGCGCTACAGGAATTGTTTATTCCGTAACATCTAACCGCGTTGACCTAGTAGCCGTTCGTGGAATTTGGAATGTTTCAGATACTACAAGTGGCACCGTTGCTGAAATGACTGGAAAAACAAGCGGCGCTGTTGCCACAATAAACGCAAAGACAGAAGGTGACATTACTCCAAACGTAGGAAAGTTTTTCTACATTGAAAATTTTGCACCAATCGCCCGCGCTAATAACCAAGTAGAAGATATTAAATTAACCTTGGAATTTTAAGGAACACAAATGACACTGAATAAAGACCTGAATGTATCACCATACTTTGACGACTTCGATGAAGATAAAAACTTCCATCGCGTATTGTTCAAGCCGTCTACCGCTGTTCAAGCACGTGAGTTGACACAACTGCAAACAATTTTGCAAAATCAAATCGAACGATTTGGTGAAAACATTCTTGTCGAAGGTTCAATTGTTAAGGGCGGCAACTTCGTTGATATGAAGTCAATGCCATATGTAAAAATCCTCGACAACAATGTTAACAACCAACCAATCGTTATGAACAACTATCTTAATGCAATCGTCACTGGTAAAAATACTGGCGTCACTGCAAAAGTCGTGACAACCCTTACTGGTCTGGAAACGCAGGCTCCTAACCTGAATACGCTATACGTCAAATACATTACTACTGGCCAAGATGCAAGTGGAAATGACGTTAAGCAATTCTTGCCTGGTGAAACTCTGGAATTCTCATTTGCTAATATCGTCCAAGATGAATTGACCGTCACCGTCGCTGGTCTATCTGTTGACGCCGCTCCAATCGGTAATGGTTACGCCGTGCGTTGTGGTGAAGGTATCATTTTCCAAAAGGGCCATTTCGTTCGCTTTGAAGATCAGATCGTTGTGGTCAGCCGTTATACAACTACGCCTGATGATACCGTTGTCGGTTTCCAAACTGATGAAAGCATTGTTTCTTCTACTAATGACACATCACTACTTGACAATGCCGCAGGTTTCAATAACGAAAATGCCCCAGGGGCGGATCGACTAAAACTAACTCCAATCCTTGTCGCAACATCCTTGGTGCAAGCAGAAGCTGATGAAACATTCTTCGCAATTCAAGAATATCAAAATGGCCGTCTCGTGCGTAGAAACGTTACGACACAATTCAACTCTGTCAATAAACTAGTAGAACAAAGAACGGCAGAAGAATCCGGCAACTATACTGTAAACAATTTTGAAGTGCGCGTTGGCGATAATGTCAATGACGTAAACAAGCTGTCTGCATTTATATCCCCCGGGATTGCATACGTAGAGGGACACCGTGTCGAATTGGTAGGCACTCTGGACGTTGACGTAGATCGCGCAACTGATACTAATGCCGTCGCACAACAAGACATTCTTGCCAACTATGGCAATTACCTAATCATGGATAAAGTAGTCGGCTCTTTCCCATTCAGCACTTTTGGTGTTGTCACATTGCGTAATGCCGCACAAGCACAATCCACAATCGTTGGCTTCACTGCTACAGGAACTGCAATCGGAACAGCCCGCGTCCGTGCCGTCACTACACATGACGCAACATCTTACCGCGTTTACATTTTCGATATCCGCATGAACTCTGGGCAGGCTTTCACTAGCGTCCGTTCTATCGTATCGGGAACCGCTGCTTTCGCAAATAACATTGTTGAAAATAGCAAGGCAGTCCTTAAAGATGGTAGCTTCAAAAAGCTTCTTTTCCCAATTGGCCGTGACGCAATCAAAACCGTTAAAGTCGAAGGCTCTGACTACGTCGCTAGAAAGCAAGAATCCAGCACCGCGAATACGTCTGGTGGATTTGCTATCACGACAACCGGAACAGACACTTTCCCATATGGCGTAAATGCTTCCCTGAATAGTGATCAACTGTCAGAAATTATTGTTACGTTCACTTCCAATGGTGCAATCTCACAAGCAACATCTGCATCTGTCAATAGCGATGGAACAACTCTGACCGTAGATATGCCAGGGACTCTGACCGCAGGAACGCCTATCGAAGTTTCATATAATGTCAAGGCAAATAACGCAAAACCAAGTGGTAAAACTCTTACTACTGTCTATATGCGTATTGACCCATCCGCAAACACTGGTGGCACATATCACCTTGGCTGGCCTGACGTCCAATCAATCGAAGGTATCTGGCAAGGTGCAAACGCGACATTCACAGAAGCATCATCCGGCGTCTCTGACGTCACTAGCAAGTTTGCTCTTTACAGAAACCAAAATGATGAATACTATGACATTTCTTTTATCAAAAAGAAGACTGGCACGATCACGACTGCTAACCGCTTTCTGGTTAAAGCAAAGGTTTTCGTCAAGTCAACAACCGGCTCATATGCACAATCATTCTTTTCTGTCAATAGCTATCCTGTAGATGACGTCACTGCCGTTCTTCCTGCAAACAAAATCAGAACCGAAGATATCCCAACGCATACTCTTGCGTCCGGTGAAGTTGTGTTCTTGCGCGATGCTGTTGACTTCCGTCCATATGCAACCAATACGGCGACATATGCGACTACTGCTACGTCAACATCCACATGGACAAACGCCAATAAACTAAGTGGCGTCTCATTTGGTGCGACACCGCTTAATCTAATTGCGCCTAACAGAACTCTAGAAGTTGCATACGATTATTACCTTGGACGTATTGACCGTTTGATCATCAACGAAAAAGGTGACTTTGTCAATATCGAAGGTGTATCATCCGATAGCCCAACCGCGCCTAATACGCCGTCAAGAGCGATGGCCGTTGCTACCGTTAATATTCCACCGTTCCCATCACTGACGTCTATCAAGGCAAACCGTGTTGGCAAATCTGGATATGGTGTTTCCTTTACTCGTGAAGAAAACAGACGCTACACAATGCGCGATATCGGCAAGATCGAAAAGCGTATTGAGAAAATGGAATACTATACCGTTCTAAACGCCCTAGAAAAATCCGCCGAAGATTTGGTTATCTCTGGTTCGGACGGTCTTAACCGTTTCAAGAATGGTATCCTTGTAGATAGCTTTGAAAACCTGATGATCGCAAACGTTAAAGACGATAACTTCGCTGCATCTGTTGACCCATCCGAAAAAGAACTAGCGCCAGCTTTCCGCAATTACAATATCGGTCTTAAA